ATCCGTCGTCCATGTCGAGGCGACATCTTATGACGTGCTGGTCGATCACTCAGACATCGGTGCCGGTTGGGCCACCGAAGCCTCGAACGTCGGCGAGACATCGACGCCACAGATTGATCGCATCACTGTGCCGCTGCACGAGCTGAGCGCGCTGCCCAAAGCGTCCCAGCGTCTTCTCGATGATGCAGCGTTTGATATCGAAGGTTGGCTGGCAAACCGTATCGCTGACAAGTTCAGCCGCGCCGAGGCTGCATCCTTTGTAAACGGCGATGGTGTGGACAAGCCGCGCGGTTTCCTGTCACACACGACAGTTGACAACGACAGTTGGACATGGGGCAATATTGGCTACGTCAACACCGGTGTCGCTGGCGATCTGACGCCTGTGGCAATCGTTGATCTGGTCTATGCGCTTGGTGCGCAATACCGCAAGAACGCAACATTCGTGTTGAATTCCAAGACTGCTGGCGCCGTACGCAAGCTGCGCGATCAGGACGGCCGCTTCTTGTGGTCTGACGGTCTGTCGCTAGGCGAGCCTGCACGTTTGATGGGCTATCCGGTACTGGTGGCCGAGGACATGCCTGACATCGAAGACGGTAGTACGTCGATCGCGTTTGGTGATTTCTCCGCAGGCTACACCGTGGCCGAGCGCCCCGACCTGCGCATTCTGCGGGATCCGTTCAGCGCCAAGCCGCACGTTCTGTTCTATGCAACCAAGCGCGTCGGTGGTGATGTGAGCGATTTCGCCGCGATCAAACTGCTGCGGTTCAGCCCCAACGTTTGATTGGTGTTTGAGATGCCGTGGCCGGGATGAACCTTCGGTCACGGTACCCGGCGCGCGTCCACCATCGCTTTGTGTTGTCTAGCTGCTCCCCTCCGACCGAGCAACATGAAGCGGACGCGTGTCCGGGCCCTTGAGGGGGCTGCGGGATGGGGAAAGAATTTTGGAGAAGTCGATAATGTTGATCGAACAGACGAGCGTGCCGGATCAAGCCCTGCCGGTACAGGCGTTCAAGTCGCATCTGCGCATGGGCAGCGGCTTTGGGCTTGAAGATGTACAGGACGAGGTGCTGGGTAGTTTTCTGCGTGCCGCGATCGCGGCGATCGAAGCGCGTACCGACAAGGCGTTGTTGGCACGGATGTTTACGGCGACAATCAGCGCATGGGGTGATCCGCGCGCGCAAAATCTGCCGATCGCACCGGTGAGCGCCATTGAGCGGGTAGCAACAGTATCGCAGTCCGGTGACGAGACGGTCGTAAGCCCGCAGGCTTATTGGCTGGAGCGTGACGGGCATACGCCGCGCCTCCGCCCGACGGAGGCAAGCCTTCCGAGTGCTGCGCATGGTGGCGCCGTTAAGGTAGAGTTCATGGCAGGTTTCGGTGCCGCCTGGACGGATGTGCCCAGTGATATGCAGCAGGCTGTCCTGATGTTGGCTGCACATTACTACGAGTACCGTCACGACACGGCTCTGACCGGTGGTTGCATGCCCTTTGGCGTGACCAGTCTGATCGAGCGGTTTCGGGTGCTGCGTATCGGACGTGGGGTAGCGGGCATATGAACACGCCGAGGTTGAACAGAGAACTCACACTCGAAGCGCCGGAACGGATTAGCGACGGTGCGGGGGGCTATCAGGAAGGATGGGTCCAGTTGGGCGTCCTTTGGGCGGACGTAATTGCACGCACGGGTCGTGAAACGGCCCAAACAGGTGCGCCGGTCAGCCGTGTGGGATTCAAGATTGTGGTTCGCGGTGCGCCTTATGGATCGCTTCGGCGACCTGAGCCTCAGCAGCGGTTTCGGGAAGGTGCCCGACTGTTCACCATTCAGGCGGTGGCAGAGCGTGACCCGCAAGGACGATATCTGACCTGCTTTGCAGAAGAAGAGGTGGTGGTATGAGTTATGCGATGTCCAGCGCGTTGCAGGCCGCTGTTTACGGCGCTCTTGTGGGGGATGGGACTTTGCAGGCCCTGGTAGGTAACGCTGTGTACGATGCGGTGCCAAGCGGAGCGTTGCCGGACCTTTACGTCAGGTTGGGGAGCGAGACGGCACAGGATGCATCAGACGGAAGCGGGGCAGGTGCAGTTCATCTGTTCACGGTGTCAGTAATCACAACAAGCCCCGGTTTCACCTCCGCAAAGCAGGTAGCCGCCGCGATCAGCGATGTGTTGCATGATGCTGATCTGGTTCTGACGCGCGGCCGAGTGGTTTCGATGCAATTTGTGCGCGCCAAAGCAACCCGGATCGACACGGTGAGCGCGCGGCAGATTGATCTGCGATTTCGCGCGCGGGTGCAGGACGACTAATTCCAACAGCTTTCGGGCGAATTTCAGGAGACTAAGACATGGCTGTTCAAGCAGGCAAAGACCTATTGGTCAAAGTGGATATGACGAGCGACGGTCAATTCGAGAGCATCGCAGGACTGCGCGCCACGCGCATCAGTTTCAATGCGGAACCGGTTGACGTGACGACGCTGGACAGCTCCGGCGGCTGGCGCGAGTTGCTGTCAGGTGCGGGCGTGCGGTCTGCGTCAATCAGCGGATCCGGTGTGTTCCGCGACGAGGGCACAGACGAACGTACGCGCCAGCTTTTCTTCGACGGACTGACGCCTGACTTCCAAATCGTGATCCCCGACTTCGGGATCGTCGAAGGGCCGTTTCAGGTATCTTCCATCGAGTATTCCGGTCAGCTCAACGGTGAGGCAACCTATGAGCTGAGCTTGCAATCGGCAGGACAGCTGATCTTTACCGCTGATCCTGATCCGGTGATCTGATGGCCAATCCATGGAGGGGAGAGGTGGGCATCGTCATCAATGGCGAGGAACATCGCGCAAAGCTGACGCTGGGTGCATTGGCGGAATTGGAAGAAACGTTGCAGGAGCGGTCACTGATGGCGCTCGTCGAACGGTTCGAGAACAATCGTTTCTCATCCCGGGACGTGCTGGCTTTGTTGTCGGCGGGTCTCAAAGGTGGTGGCTGTACACTGACGGCAGACGCCTTGGCCCAGGCAGATATCGCGGGTGGTCCGATAGCGGCCGCCCGTGCGGCAGCAGAGCTGCTGGCGCGAGCTTTTGTGGTGCCTGAGTGAGCGAAATCCGCTGCTTTGACTGGCCTGCGCTAATGCGTGCGGGGCTCAAAGGACTCGGATTGGCACCGGATGCGTTCTGGGCACTGACCCCCGCGGAACTGCGACTGTTACTGGGTGTTTCCGGCGCGCAAGCACCATTGTTGAGTGAAGGTCTGGAAGCGCTAATGGCGGCTTATCCAGACAAGAAAGAAGGAACAAAGTGATGTCGGATGATGACCGTTTTGATGCTCTTGAGACTGGTGCAGATGGGTTGAATGAAACTCTTGCGTCAACGAGTGTCCTCGTTTCTGGTTTCGACAGCGAATTGCGCCGGATGCGCACATCGCTTGCCGCGACGGGCAAGGATGTGGGGACCTTGGAAAAGGGCCTGAGCAAGGGGCTCCGTCGTGCTTTTGACGGTGTGGTTTTCGACGGCATTAAGATGTCGGACGCCTTGCGCACCGTGGCGGATTCACTGTCGCGCACGGCCTATAACGCTGCAATTCGGCCAGTGACAGATCATTTTGGCGGGTTGATCAGTCAGGGCGTCAACGGGTTGGTGCAAGGCATTCTGCCGTTTGCCAACGGCGCGCCTTTCTCGCTGGGCAAGGTGATGCCCTTTGCCCAAGGGGGCGTTGTCAGCAATGCCACGCATTTCGGAATGCGCGGTGGTCTTGGCGTCATGGGCGAGGCGGGACCGGAAGCGATCATGCCGCTGTCGCGTGGCCCTGACGGCAAGTTGGGTGTCCGGGGCGGCGGCGGTACGGCACCCGTAAATGTGGTGATGAACATCTCCACCCCTGACGTTCAGGGTTTTCAGCGTAGCCAAGCGCAGATCGCTGCTCAGATGAGTCGCGCTTTGAGCGCCGGCAATCGCAATCGCTAAGGAGGAGCAGGCTATGGATTTTCACGAGGTACGCTTTCCTACCGCTTTGAGCCTCGGCTCTCTCGGGGGTCCGCAGCGCCGCACAGATGTGGTGACGCTTGCCAACGGGTTTGAAGAGCGCAACACGCCATGGGCTCATTCGCGGCGCGTTTATGATGCCGGGATCGGTATGCGCTCGCTTGACGATGTGCAGGACGCAGTCGCGTTCTTTGAGGCCCGTTTCGGACAGATGTATGCATTTCGCTGGAAGGACTGGTCGGACTACAAATCTTGCAAAGCGTCGGCTGGGATCTCTTTTGAGGACCAGGTAATCGGCTTTGGCGACGGTTTGCGCACTGCATTTCAGATTACCAAAACCTACAGTTCAGGCCCACACAGCTATTTGCGGCCTATCAAAAAACCGGTAGCGGGGACAGTTTTGATCGGGATCGAACAGGATATACAGACTGAAGGTGTGAATTACGAGGTTGATAACAAGACTGGCCTCCTGCATTTTGCGGATCCGCCGGACCCCGATACGCGTATCTTTGCAGGCTATGAATTCGATGTTCCGGTGCGCTTTGACAGTGATCGCATCATGACCAGCGTTGCCAGTTTTCGAGCAGGGCAGGTGCCTGACGTGCCAATCATAGAGGTGCGAGTCTGATGTCGGGTATTGATGAAGCGCTACGTACGCACCTTACGCAAGGGGTTACGACGCTGTGTCATGCGTGGGCGATTACGCGCAAGGACGGCCGCAAGTTCGCGTTCACGGATCACGATATGGCGCTGTCCTTTGGTGGTTTGGACTTTCGCGCAGATACGGGGTTGAGTGCGCTTGCTTTGGCGCAAAGTACGGGCCTGTCCGTAGACAATACCGAGGCAATGGGCGCGTTGAGCGATGCATCCATCCGTGAGGACGAGATTGAACAGGGTCGCTTTGATGGGGCCGAGGTGCGCGCTTGGCTGGTGAATTGGGCAGACG